TCTTGTTGATGCCATTCTATTCTCCTGTTATCTAACACTACTTACTGGACTTGAGAGAGAAATAGATATTTTTCTCTTATTGCTCTCATTGTCAGCAAGTTTCTTGTAAAATTCTTTCATATAATATTCTTTCAATTGAATATTCCCTTGTTTAGCTGCGTCTTGAGCCTGAACAAAACAAACACAAGCTAAACTTAACATCCTATTTAAATTAATATGACTAGTCTCCTCAGGGGATGTAACCTCAGCTAAAGTGGGATTCGTCCATGTCGTTTCATTGGTATCCGTAGCTAAAGTATTTGGGTCTAAATCTACAAATGGTTTTACATATGCATTATATTCAACCCTAAGACCTTCGCTAATAGTTTCATCAGGATATATTAACTCATTATCATCAGCATTTATCCTACCGTTAACATCAGGAGTCAAAAAGCTATTCTTCCTGTATCTATACAGTTGCATTTTCTGACCATTGATACGCCAAAAATAATTTGAACTAGTATCAAAACTCATGGATTTTCATCCTCTGTGATATAATGCTCACCAGATATCCTTCTAATTTTCTTGTACTTATTGTCATCTTCAGTATCTAAAACACTAATAGAATTTATGGATATTAAATCAGCTGGTAAATCATAATCTCGCTGATTTTTAGTTATATTAATCTTCTTAGTTTTAAGGTTTTCTGCTTGAGTAGACTCTATTAAATGTATAGCATCCTTTACCCAAGCGATAGCAAGATTGGTATCTCTTATTCCAGCTCTTTCCATTACTTCTAAAACTGTCATTATTTTCTCCTAGTAGCTCTAGAATGTCTAGCTTTTCTACGTCTTGATTTACGACTTCTTAATAAATTTTTCATTCTAGATGACTTAGCTCTTTTTACTTTCCTTGGCTTCGATACTCTTCTCTTCCTTCTTTTCCTAGCCATTAGGTAGCCGAACCTTGTTCCTTTCTTTGTTCTTGTTGTTGTTGAGGAGGAGCTGTTAACATTCCTGTTATAGCCTTTAATTCACCAATTGACCTTTGATAATAATCTTGTGAGTCCTGTTGAGCCATTTGGCATTGAGTATTTAATTGATTTATTACTCCAACCAAGGCTCCTGCTTCAGCTAAATACTGACCAGCCTTTTGCATCTTTCCACCAAAATCTTGTATTTCTTGCCCAATGTCAGATTGATGCTGTTGAAGTTTTGCTCCATAATCTTGGATAACTTGATTCGATTCCGCACTAAAAGCTTGAGTTTTTCGTTGCTCTTCACTTAAGGCTTCTTGCAACAATGCATTAAACTTAGCAATAGCCGTTCCTGACTTTCCTTGATGCTTCTGGACTGCTTCTTGAACCTTAGCTGAGTATTCTTGGATATAAACATTAGACTTCTCTCTCCACTCAGAAATAGCCGCGTTAGCCTTTTCTCTAAATTGACCAATAGCCTGAGTAGACTTCTGTGTATATGTACCTAATTTTTCTTGTACTTTTGCACTATACTCAGCCATTCTAACACTCTCAATAGCAGTATACTTGGCGGTATGAGAAGATGCCTCAGCATTAAATTTGTTAATAACAGAAGTAGCTTCTTCAGAATACTTTTGAACTCTAGAAGTTCCCAAAGCAGAAAACTCATTAATCTTTGAGGTAGACTTAGAGGTGAACTCCTGAACCTTCGCATTGGCTACTCTCTCAAACTCGGATACTTTTGCTTGAACCTCAGTATTATACTTCTCTGTATCCCTCTGATACTGGTCAACCTTAGATTGCATTAACATTTGTTGATTCTGGATTGATGCATTATAACTTTGAACCTTATTTTGCAATTCAGCTGATGATTTCTCTACAACAGCTCTATATTTTGCTAATTGATTCTGATATCTTGACATTTCTGCATCACTCTTTTGAGAGTATTCTTCTAATTTTCTTTGTTCTTTCGCCATAGATGTTTGAGCCCTAGAAACTTCTTGGGCTGCAGTATTTAATACTGAGGTTACCATTTCAGGGTCTTCTTCTTCTAACCATTCCTGAGCTGAATCAAAATCAGTAGCTGTCCCTGGTAGGTCACCCCCTACGCTTGCACTGGTATCTATTAAGTTTTGAGCCTTAGAAAGAGCATCATCTGTGTTAGTCCAATCAAATGTGAACTGAGGAAGACTAAAGTCAGGTAAAGGAGCACCCGTAACTGTAAAATCTGTTACCAACACATCAGTAGGAGGAGTATAACTAATAACTCCTGAAGTTGGTACTGTAGGCATTGTTAAAGTTGGATAATCGCTAATAATAGGCATATCTGTTAGAACAGGAAGAATAGGAGCCTCTGGGAACCCTGTCATTCCAGAAGGATAATCACTCACTGTTAAAGATGAGGTAACAGAAGGCATTGCCTCCATTACTTCTTCTCTAAGAGATTCTATACTTGGAAAAGAAGGAATTGTAGTCATTGTTTGGTCAACATAATCTGGTATACTATCCATTGTTATATCAATTTGAGTTCCTGAAAGAGTAGGTAAAACAAGAGCCACTGGAGCAGGTACTTTAATATAAGTAGGTAAAGTAGATTCAAAATTGACTAAATAAGTACCAGTTATTGTACTTAAATGCGTTGTTATTGTATCTCTATAAGTTTGGCATAGCCTTTTCATATCTAAAGAGCATGCGTAATAAAGAGCAACATTCTCATATTCTGCTAAAATCCATTGTTCTGTATTTTCATCAATTGTAGGAGGAGCTGCATATACTATAACTCCCTTATCTCCAGTCCCTGCGGTTATGGATGTTGTAGAAGATGCCCCTACCTTTGTATATGCCTGATTTGTAGTAGAATCATTATAATCAGGGGCTGGTTTAATATAAATCTTTCCTGCTAATTTATAAAATTTAGGGAACATTTTTGTAGGTCTTAATAAGGAATTAGCTTCATCAAATATATGAACTCCCTTATCAGATACCTCTTCTGCTATTCTTTTTACTTTATTCCCGTTAGAATCGAAACCATCCTCTCTATAAACCGATAAAATCTTGTCGTATGATATCCCTGAACCCTCGGACAAGGTATGTTTAAAAACTAAATCCAAAGTGGCTGATGCAGTGGCATCTTTACTGAGACCTAAACTTGTATTTGTTACAATTGAAGAAATAGTCGTACCATTTGGTATTCCAGTACCCGTTACTAGCATTCCTACTTGTAAACCAGTTGTAGAACTTAATGTCACGGTAGGGCTATCACTGGTAGTTCCACATGATGCGGTTACAGACGCAGTTTGAGTGCTAGACCACCCATCTACTTCAATCGTAGATGCAATACTCCATAAGAACTTCTCAGGAAGAGAAGCTACTAAAAACCTTGCCCCAGCCTCGAGAGATGGGAGCAATTTTCTACTTTTAGTAGGTTGTCCTGTTATGCTATTGACTTTTTCCCAAAGTTTAAGTGCCATTATGTTCCTAAGTTAACTCACCAGGGTCGGGGCAAAAGGCAGAAAGGAGGTGAAAAACCTTAAGCCCCTCGCCTAGCAAGAGTTATGTTGCCTATTTCCAGACAGCGTGAGCTTCAGGCATTTGATATTCAAAGCCTGACTCTGTCAGAATCATATCTACACGTTTATCAGTTCCAGTGTTTTCTAAAGATTGAACACCTACATAAACTGATGTATCACGGTTGATACCATTTCCAACTAACGGACGATACTTAACATGATTTAAGTTCACACCAAGTATCTTAACTGCGCTTCGGTCAAGTGCGATACAACGAGTTACATTCATATCTCCATAAGGAGTTGCGATTGTAGTCATATCGAGTCCTAAGACCTTTTTGCGGCCAGTGATAGCTAAATCAGCACTAAACTGAGTATCAATACCCAAGTTTTGTGAGAAATAACCACCAAGCTTATGCAACCAGTTATAAACATCAGTGCTACAGAAATAAACTGTGGCTCTAGATTGATTATAACGTGGGTCAATGTATTTACTGATATCATCAAGGAAATCGTCAACTGTTTTAGCGGTAGTCCAAGCAAATTGGTTACCGTAATTTAAAACATAGTCAACTGCTCCTTGTGTATGAGTAACACCATCACCGTCAGTGTACTGAGAAGAGAATAGTGCAGCTTGTTCGATATCCCACTTATGCTCAATTAACTTGTCTCTCCATACTCTTGCCCATTCATTGGGTTCGTATTTAAGGACAGTTGCTCTTGCAGTATTGGTCATACCAAATTCGCTACGGAAGATTTGCGTCTGTCCGTAACCTGTACTATAAGGATTATCTTTCCATGTCTTCCCTATTAAACTAGAACCTTCAGGTTGTGAGTTACCTACAACATAAGAACGCATTGGCTCAAGAGCTGTTGCGATATCTTTGTCGTAAGCTTGTAATACAGGAGCATCTCCTGAGTAAGAACAAAGTTCTCCACTAGCTGCTCTAATTACTTTAGCTTCAACCAATTTAGCTTCTACGCATCCTGCAAGTACCTGAGAACCACCAGTGTTGGCGGTATTAGATATGTCAGTTTGGTCTCCTACTCCACCAGTAATGATTCTTGCTAAACAATAATCGTTAACTGATGTGCCGCCTTGAGCGGTTGAGGATAGGTTAATTTGGATGATTTGGTCATCCATAAGGAATTCAGGGGCTGTTCCTGCTGAACCAACAGCTATTGCACCAGAAGATTGACCCGATACATTTTGTATGTTACCAGCTGATTGATAATCAGTTGCCATCCATACTTTAATCGTGTCGCCTAATGCGATAGTTGCTGGAGAGGAAGCCTTTGCAGCTTGGAATAGAGCGTTGTCAAATGAGTCGTCACCGCTATTTGCGCGATAACCAACTACATATGCATAACGTTTCATCCAAGACTGTCTCTTTTCAGTGAACTTGAAAGATGGGTCATCCGTAGGTTTCTTCGCTACTTTAGCGACCATTCTGAAGAAAGGAGTTTGCGCAATTGCTAACTCAGTAAATCTCTCAGCGAAATTATACTTTCTCCGAAGGTCACCAGTTCCGAGCGACGAGCCCTGTGATGCCGCATAGCCTTCATCTAATCCCGTACTGTGTTTTTGAAATAATGCGCCTGCCACGGGGTACGTAGCGTCTGATTGTGCCATTATAAAACTCCAGTCGTTTTATTTGTCTACTCTATAATGACTGTTCGACCTTTAGCCAAGTAGACGGTTTATTGTATCTTCACCACCTAAAAGTTGGTCAAAAACATTATCGTCTGGAGAGGCGTCTGGTTGAGGGGTACTTCCAGCAGATGACAAAGATTGAGGTCTATTCCCCACACTTTGCATTTGCTTTGATACTTCGTCTTGAGCTGCACGTTGAATATTCCTGTCTCGTGCTTCTCTGTTTTTTAGATAATATATATCATCAAGGCTAAGTTTTTTATTCTTCGCAAAATTAACAAATTCTTTCCAATCATCTGGGTTCATATCATGAGTTTGCTTAAAATCTTCTTCAGAATTAAGTCTTTCATTTTCTGTACTTTGACGACGGCTAAAATCTGATAATCTGCGTTGAACTAAACCATCAACGGTTGCATTTAGCACTTTTGCAGAGTCAGAGTCAGGATTATCAAATGCCTCATTCCCATCAAACATAAAATCTTCTCCAAGATTAAGTTGTTCTTTCATACTCGTAGGGGCATTACCACCACCCTCAAAATAATTTCTCACATGAGTAATTAGTTTAGGGTCTTCTTTCATAGCGTCCAATATCGGCATATATGGTTCAAGTTCGGAAAGCTTAGAGTTTAACCTCTTTGCTTCTCTACTCGATGCCGAATATCGGTCTTGTAAGTTGCCTACATCTGTGTTATTAGATGGTTGACTTACGTTACCGTCTTCAGGGCTCTGAGACACGTTGTTATCAGTATCCATTTCTGAGGTTGACTGAGAAGGCTCGTCATCGTAAACAATTCCGTTTGCGGATTTATCCAGAGCATCGAAAAATGCTTGTGAATCATCCCCAGAATCGTTTGATTTCTCAATATTTAAGACATCTATATCAGGGGACTCAATTTGAGTGTTGCTCTGTTGTATGTCTGGCATGTTAAAAACTCCTTTTTATAAACAGAATTAATTTAACCATCTGTGGGTATTCAATCCAAGATTATTTTTCTGTTTGTTTAACGTCTTCAATGGCTCTTGCCATATCCTTTTTCATGTTCTGGAACTCCCCTTGCATTAGACCTCTTAAGGTCTTTTGCTGGGCTTCCGTATCCACAACATCTTTTCTTATTTCTCCTTCAGCTTGTTGTACTTTCATCTTTATACCTGACTGTACCAACTGACGCTCAAGGGTTTCAATAGTTCCCTCCTTATCTTTTAACGCTTCCTCCATTTGCTGAACTTGTGAAGATAATTGTGAGTACAATGACTTTCTTTGAGCCACTTGCTTCTTACCTCTGATGTCAGTTTCAGCTAACATCGCTATATCATCTATCAATCCAGCCTGGAACCATCTGAAATATTCTTCTAATAAAGCCCACCTGTTGACTGGTAATGTAGCCCCTGCTACCATTCTTACGTCAAAGCGAGCTGTTTCGTAATCCATCCATCTACCTATAGCCTCTCCATAATCGTTGTAGATAGGAATATTAATTTCTACTTGTTTTTCTTCAACATTAGTATCTATCTGCCCAGCTTCAGGTTGAACAATTCTAAATACCTTATTTGTTGAATAAGTTTTTTGAGCTATTTCTTTAAAAGATTTACCAACATGCTCTAGGCAAGGCTCCACTATACTATTCATCCATGCTCTAATTCTACGAGTTCCATACTCATCATTAGCTAAAAGACCCCTATATGTCTCAGGTTGAGCTTGTGTATTTCCCATCATTGATGAATAAATACCGCTAATGTATTCTACATCTTGTTTACCTTCTTGCGTAATGGTATAAAAAGCATTATTAATAGCTGCTGGTTGTACAGGTGTAGGAGGTTGAAATCCTTGTCTGTATTTTAACAATGCGCCTGCAGACGAAGAATATTGTTCCCACTCTTCCTCAGGAATAGAACCTTCTTCATAAATCCATCTAAGATTTGATGCCAAATTAGCATTATGAATCATAATTTGATGAGCTTTATTAATTTCTTGTTGTTTGCCAATTAAAGGAACAACTGCTGACATAGGGTATGGAGTACCTGTGTATGTATATGGAATAGGAATTATTGGATAGTGTTCAAAAGGGAGAACATATTCATATAAAAATGTATCTTCACCACAACTACAAGTTAATTGTATTTGAGTTTTATTGAATGGAGTTGCACTAACAATTCTTTCTTCAATGCTAGGGTTCTCAGACATTATATCATATTCTCGTTTTGATACTACCTTTCTTTCCACCCTCTCTAACTTTGATTGCACCTCAGACTGTACCCGCTGTCTTTGTTCATCAATAGCTTTCTGAGCCTCTTTTTGTGCTTTTTGGGATTCTAGGACAGCTCTCTCTTCAATAATTTCACCATTAGCTAATGATTGTTGGATAGCGGTTAATTGTTCCTGAAGACTTACCTGAACCTCTTGTTCAAACTCCTTCATTTTAACAGTTAATAATTCACGGGCTTCTTCTTGTTCTTCTTGAGTTGGGACTGCTCTCACCATTAATGCGAGATAAGGAACTTTAATTTTCTTATAGCATTCAAAGAAAGAAATTAAATCCTCATCCTCCCCAGAAGTTTTAAAAGTTCCACCAATATCTTCAGATACAATACTATCTCTGTCTCTAAAATCCGTCTCAGAATAAGAAGAAACACTCACAGAGCCTGTAGCCCTTTCAATTTTTGAGGAATAATCAGGAAGTAATAACTTTAATTGAGCCTTAGATAAAACTTTTCTAACAGTAATAAAACCAGCATCTCTAAATAAAAAGTCTCTAGAAACAGGGTCTACAAATACATCAAATGGGTCTATTCTTTTAAACTCTACTTCTCCTCTACCATTATCAGCATCAGAATTAACATCTATATGAAAATATCCTATCCCTTTGGTAAGAGCGTCTAAAACTATTTGAGAATAAAGAGATTTACCATTAGACAAATACCAACAGTAATCAGATATCTCAGAATGAACCTGGGCAACATCTGTGTCTGAGCCCTCAGAACCAACAGCCTTCCATCTAGGGTTATTAGAAGTTACAAAATACTTCATAATTTCAACTATTGGAGTGATTCTATTGATAATAAAATCAGGCATTCCTGACTCTCTCAATCCATTTCTTTCCTCTGTCGTCAGTTGCTCATTTAAATAAAAATCATAACCCCGCTGGGCTACAAATTGCCATTTACCTCTTTGAGCCGTATTAGCCTTATTCCAAAGTTGGTAGTTCTCTCCTGCTTTTACTTTATTACTTTTTCTTGCCATTATACTAAATACTTTCTACAGACATCTATAAAATGCTGAGGGTCGCCTTTTCCTTGCTCTGTATTGTAATATCTTTTCCAGTATTTTGCTTGTCCTTCTATAGTATTAGGCATCTTCTTAGGAACTCTCCAATACTTTAAACGACAATGAACAATACCAGCAGCTATATTTCTTTCCAATATTTCTCCCCATGTTGATTCCTCGAAGGTTTGCCAATGTTTAACATCTACATAACTAGCAGCTGCACATTGTTGCATTAAACCTGGGCGATGTTTAAGATAGTGCATTAAATTATCTACACAGGTTGCGGGCTCTACTTGCCAGAAACTTCTAGCAGGCCCGTCACCTAACTGTCGAATATATTCATATCTGCTTTCTACAATCCCAGTCGCAACAACAAGTTGAACTGCGTCGTCAGTTGCGAATCTAGTCCCCATCCTTAGACAAGTTTGCTTTACAAGAGATTGTATTTGTGGGATGCTAATCAAAGCTAATAATTGCTCTTACTCTTCATAGAGTCAATAAGTTTATCTTCTACAGAATTCTGTCTCTTTTTTAAAAAATCTTTTACTTTTTTATTATAAGTATTTTTCTTTATAATTTCTTCAGCGGCAAATCCTTGAAACCAATCTCTTTCATATTCTTTATAAGCTTTGTCTGTATAATCTCCCCATGTTTCATCGACTCCAGTCGGCCCTAAATCATATCCTAATCTTGATAATCTTGACTGAAGAGATTTAATGTCTGTACCCTTCTCTCCACCTGGAGACCATCCGTGGGTTTTAAACTTTGAATAATGTCGTCTCCACAATTCTGAGTATGTTTCCATCGCCTGTAATGATGTACGGCGAGTCCCTTGATTATCTCTATGATGCTTCCTCTCTTCTCTAGTCATAACGTTTGCTCTGGGATGGGGTGACCACTTACTATAACCTCCCTTTTCATCAACTCCAGGTACATATTCACGATACGAGATTGTATCATCTACATCAGAATCTAACCAACCTTTGTATTGTTTCTGCTTTAAGCTCTCTTGCGTCATGCTACTATCCAATTCTTTGCTTTTCTTACTGGTTTAAACCACTTTTTCTCTTTATTCTGAGAATAATTAGGTGGAAATGAGTGCAAATTTGCGTAATAAAGTGTTTCAATGGTGTCATCGTGAGCCATTCTAGGGCCGAAAGTAAGTATTTCGTTGCTTAAATCAAACATATTCTCTCTTATATGTACTGTTCCCATACTGAATCTACCACTTAAACCACTATAAATTCTGTTTCTTTTATTAGTCCCCCCTGGTTTTTCAGGAATTACAGCAATATCAAAACGATTTATACGTCTTCTTTCATCATTTAATGCCTGGAAAATTGAACGGTTCATAGCCACATCTTCAACCGTAGCAGATGTACAATGATATTTGTTATAAAGTTCTATAATATAATCTACTACACCTTTCTTTTCTATAGGTTCCCCATCTTGTCCCTTTGCCCCTATGGTTGGAATAGAACGATGTCTTTCATACTCTAGGACATATAGATTATTATTAACGTCCACAGCGATAACCATAATAACGCTAAAATCAGAGTCTTTAGTGTCAATATCAGTAGCAGGGTCACAACCGATGAACGTATTAACAGGAATCTTTTCCCCGTCGATATGTATATAGTTAACGCCTTCTTCGTTTTCATAAAATCCCTCCCAATATTTTATATGTTGTCTTCTCCATACAGAGTCCTCTTCTGATTGAACTTCCATCATATATTCTTGGAAGAACTTCGCAGGTTGTCCTGAATCTCTGTAAAACTTCTTCTTCTCTTCTAACTTACTAGATGGAAAAAACGAAGGCCAAAGCACACTCCCATTTGGGAGTATGGCTTTATATGTGACTACCTTCCATGCAAATTCTTCTTTTTTCTTTTTATTACGTTCAAAATTAATGATAAGATTGTTGATAAAGGAATCATAATGAACAGGAGTACCGTTAACACGGAGCCTACCAGTATGAGGCTCAAGAGCGGGATATACAACAGCAGTGACCAGATTAGCATTTTTAGCTCTAGCATCAACTGTGATAGTGTTTTGTTCGTGCTCGAAGTCATCAAGGCATATGAGGTCGTACCGTTTATGGAGTTTCGCTCCTCCACGAATTCCCGCGACATTAGATTTTGAAATAAGTTTGCAGCCATTTTCTAACTCTATATCTTCCTCTGTCCATTTTCTACCCTTTAAATTTCCAAAGAAATACTTTATTCTTTCGTTGTATTCAAAGTGATATTTGATGTAATCCATATTGCCTACTGACAATTTCTGAGTAGCAGACACCCAAGCATAGAAATGCATATCATCTTTAGGGCAAAATGCAAAATCTTTAATGATTGAACATTTGGTTAGGACAGTTTTACCGTGCCCTCTGGGTAAGATAATAGCAAGCTGCTTCACCTCTTTATNATCAATAGAATCAGCCATCTCGTAATGAAAGGCTGGAGTCTCAGAGCGCATAAAGTCATCTGGTAAGAATANTTTACCAAACGCTATTAAATCTTTACTCGCTAGGAGTAGTGCTTTTTCGGCTTCGTTTACGTTTTGGCTGTTTATATTTGCCATCTATGAATTTCTTAAAACCCTTCATATCCTTTTTATACTCGATATAATCCTCGAAGACCCTCTCTAAATCATCTTGTCTTAAACTTGATACTTGAGACCAATTCACCAAACCCTTTATTGAACGTATAAGATGATGTTTTGTTATAGGGCTTCTATTTGGATGTTTACTCATCCTTGTCCTCTTTTCTTTTTACGATAATACTTCTTACTTCCTTTTATACCAAACTTTGAACATCTTCCTTCTCCTTGCCTAGTCTTTTTCCCATTTTTCTTAGGCTTGTACTCATCATTAAGATACATTTAATTTTCCCAGCACTTCACCTTACCCTCAGAAAACTCCATAGTAATCCATCCAGTTCTTATGACAGGATACATCGAATATCGTGCATACTCAGCGTATCGCAAGAAAGAACCTCCCCTTACATACCAACGACGCTTAAGAGCTTCTTCATCGCCATCAACCATAATCGAATCAACAGGTTTAGCATAGAGCTGGTGATTATGACCGAGTACAAATACATCACCTTCGGAGTAAACAGCTGCCAATTTATCCAATTCGAGGTCGCCATTTTTTGCACAGCTTTTACCGTGTCCACTAACAAGAAACCATTCCTTTTCCTTAACTTTAATTCTTGAATACCCTGGATATTGATAGTAAGGTACGTTCAATTCAGCCGCAAGAGTCTTACAAACATCAAAATCTAGTATGTTAAAACTACGGAGAAAATCATGATTGCCCCCACGGATAAATAAGCATTTATCTTTGATTGGAGCAACCAATCTCAGAAAAGCAAGATACTGGTCATCAGGAAGGATTGCTTGTCCTCTTTGAGATATTTTATAGTGAGGAGGAATCAATTCAATTAAATCTCCGTTACCAAACCAAACCGCATTTGGGTCTTTAGATATTATCGAGACAGCCTCACTAAACTTCTTGAAATCAAACTCATGAGCCCCTACGTGGATATCAGTAAGGCAATGCACACGAATTACACCCTCTGAAGCATACGAAAAAATCTCACCAGGCTTAATAGTCGGATTATTATATTCTTTTACTTCAGTATCTATGACTATAGAAAAATACTTTAGACAAGAATTACATTTGAACTTTTGGAAAATCTTGTCTTTGCTTTTCCCCTTACCATCTTTTTTGGTGTACATAGAAGTACAATGTGGACAAACCATTATACCTCCTTCCCTGAGCTAAGAATCTTTCTCTCCGCTTTTTCTATTTGCTCAGGGGAGAACCCTTGAAACATTCCGACAATTCCCTGCTCTATTTTCTTAACGCCAGTTCCTAGAGTCCCTATCGCCTTACCTAGTTCTTTTAAGGATTGAAGGGCAATATTTTCATCAGCTGATGTTTCAGCTAAGACTTTTAGATTATTTAAGATGTACTCATGGTTTATCCCTAAAGATTTAGCAATATCCTGTACACCCCTCTCAACTTCTTTCATTACACGCTCCTGTTTTAAAAGGACGACTGCTTTTCTTTTTGCTTTATCTGGGGAATCCTCTTCATAGGCATCCATATAAGCTTTAACTGCACCCATCCCTACGGCTACATTTGTAGCAAATAACTTTTCTTTATTAGTAACGCTCTTTCTTTCTTTTACTCTTTTATTAGGATTAGTGATAGTTCTAGAGAAAGTATATCTATTCGGATGTCTTGTAAAATCGGAATCCATGAAATTCTTAGAATCTATAATAAAAGTACCCACAACAGTCCTAACATACCCCTTTGCATATTTATAATTTTTTGAATCTTTTGGATGAGAGATGCTATTCACTTTGAGTAATTGAAGGATATTCCCATCGTCACTCCATACCCAATCTCCCTCTTTGCCATCTCTCCAGTCCTCTACTGGGGTGATATCAGGATGGTCTTTATAAAATTCAGAAATGTGTTCATAAACAAAATGTTCCTTTTTTTTGATGGTATTTGACTTCATCCTGATTGAGGGAAGGGGTCTGTATTTCCTAATTGAGCCCAGAGAGAATCAATCAATCCTATAACCTCGGTGGGGATATAAAACCTTTTACCATTAATCTCAATTGGGGATAGTTCTTCATCCGCAGAAGCTAACCTAGAGAGTACTCGCTCTTGCTCTTCATAAGGCAATTGGGCTAACCACTCTATTGAAATTGAAGACATAAGGCATATAACTGTTTAACTGTTAGCAACTGTTTTCTTTTCTTTCTTTTCTTTCTTTATATTACTTTCTTTCTTTTCTTTCTTTTCTTTTAGTATTTCAGCAGCCATTTCTAGGATAACTTTATCAAATTCACGGTCTTCTTGCTCAGCCTCACGAGCAGCTACTCCAGTTAAACCTTCTTTGCCAGATAATTGCTTTGATGTTATGTAACCGTCCTTCATGTATCTAATTTAAGGGTATCCCCAGGTTCTTTTCAAGAAAAATTGTAGCATTTTGAAAGACACTCTTGTTTTGGGGGTACACCACTTAAAAGTGGTTTTTCGTAAATAGAATTTACGTTAAAACGTAGTTTATGTTTTTTAAAAGTATTTGTATAGATAATTATACAGAAATGGAGATGATTAAATCGCAATAATCAAGTTTAAAGCATTCGACTACAAGGGTGGTCGTGCTCTTAAGCGGTGGCGTGCTCCCAGAGTCATAAGCATTGAGTCCTTAAAGCAAGCGTTAGGCGTAGGCATACAAGCCCTAGCTGTACGTAAGCAAGACAGGTATGCGTGGGATGAAGAGCAGATAGCTAAAGCTGTATTGCAATTCCTAGAGAACGTGATGATTCAAGCTCATACTGAAATGAACAGAGATGACGCATTAGCACTAGAAGACGCTATTCAAGACGACTTCAAGGATTTATATGCTGATATGGAAGTTATTCAGAACGCACGTGAGTCTTACGGCATGAACCGCAAAATGTCCAAGAAAGCAAAGCTGTTGTCTGGTTAAACAGACAGCAGCAATGCTGCTATATATATATTCAGTACATATTCATGTATAAGATGAGCATAAAATGAGTATATGATACGAGCATACATTCATCTCTAATATATATACCTTTTAATAGAACCTGGGCACTAACTTAAAT